CCCGCGCCCCCCCCGGCGGGGCGCCAACCCCCCTTCCCCGCCGCTCAAGCCTCAGCCAGTCCGGCATATCGCCCGGCTTATCGCGGTTCTGATACTGCCAAACGGTGTAATCCACGAGGAACATCACGTCGTCCGCGCCCCCGGTCAGGTGAATCCCCGTCTTTTCGAGCCTGGCGCTGGCGGCTTCAATGCGTCTGGTGAAATATTCATCCAGCGCCGTATCGCCCGGCGGGCGGTTCAGGCGGATTTTAACCAGCGAAAGCACATCCGCAATGTTCATGTTTACACCTTGCTGTCGGCCTTGTTCGCCTTATCCTCAGCGAAGGTCACCGCGTCGGCGGCCGGGGTCACGCCGTTCAGGCCGATGGCGACAAAACCCTCCGCGATCACAGGCATGCCGTCGTAGCGGGCGGTCGCACGGTAGACGGTCTGATCCTCGATGAAACGATACTGATCGCTGACGGCGATATCCGTTCCGGCGCGTTCGCAGAGCAGATACAGCTCGCCATAGCCGCCGATGATGACGTTATCGGGGATGAACTCCAGCTCTTCCACCGCGCCGCCGAGCACCGGCATGGTGTGCTCCATCGCGGAGACCATCATGCCCGCCGCGTTGATGTTGAGCGCTTCGGCCTGAAGCTTGTTAAAGGTCACCTCGTTCATCGCGAAGAAGCGCTCGCCGCTGGCATACTTGCCCTTCGCGCTGCCGCTTGCGGTGATGATTTCCTGAAAGAGCGCCACGCCTTTCTTGCTGGTGGCGATGGAAACGATGTTGCTGGCGTGCAGATCATCCCACGCGCGCGCATCGTCGGAATAGTCGGACGGCTTGGCGGTCTGCGCGAGGCGGGTCACAATGCCCTGCGGCATGCGTGTGCCCGTGCCGTAGAGAATCGCCTTATCCAGCGCAAGGCCGATGGCGCGCCCCAGCGCGTCGATGATCTCGCTGGCCAGCGCAACGTCGCTCGCATCTTCCAGAATGGAGTTGGGCACGGGCACATAGGCCGCGACCTTGTAGCCATCCATCTCCACGCCGTTGAAGGCCAACGCCACCTCGTTGATGTTGGCGACCATCTCCGTCCAGACCGCTTCGGGGATCGTGCCCATCACGTTCTGGCGCGCCTTGCCCGGCACATGGCGCACGCGGACGTGCTTCATCAGCTTGCTGGTCTCTTCGACCTTCGGGCGCACCAGATCAAGCACCACGGTCGGGATCAGCAGCTCCGCGCCCGTCACCGCGCGCGTCTGGCCCTTCATGGCGCGCACGCGGGTCAGGAAATCCTTCACTTCCCTGCGGGCCACAATCGCGCTGCGCTGCTGGCCGCTCATGCGGTCAAAGCGGCGGCTGCGGGTCATCCTCTTGTTCATGCTTCTGTTTTCCTCCTCCTCATCGTCCGCCGAATCCGGTTCCTCATCGGCTGCGGCCTGCTCGGCGGCGGTCTGCTGAGCCTCCAGCTCGATCATCTCTTTCGCCAGATCGGCCAGCTCCTTTTCCGCCTCCATGCGATCCTGTTTGACCTGCTGTTCTTCCTTGGTCAGCGCGGTATCGTCGGCGGTAAACTGATCGGTTTCGGCCTCGATGGCCTGCTTGTCCGCTTCGCTGGCCGCGTCGTCCAGCTCGTCGAGCGCCTTCTCCAGTTCGTCCTCGCGCTTCTTGAGCGCGGCGCGGCGGGCGCGAAGCTCCGCCTCCTTCTTGCCGATGGCCGCAAGGCGCGCGCGGGTCTGTTCCTGCTTACGCCTGTTCAGAATCATTCTGAGTGCCATGATGAATCCTCCCTTTCATGTCCTGTTTCCACTGTTCCAGCGCCCGGCGGCGCATGGCTTTTGCGCTTTTGCAGCGCGCCTCCACGCCCGTATCCTCATACGCCGGGAAGGTGACGACGCTCACCTCGTAGAGCGTCAGGCGGCGAATGGTGAAATGCCAGCCGCTGTCGCGCTGGATCTGTTCTTCCGCGGTGATATCAAACCCGATGGAGCACTGGCTCACGTCGCCGCGCTGCACGCGGGCATACAGGTTCAGCGCGTCCTGATCGCCCTCGTTGACGGCAATGCTGCCCCAAAGGCCGTGCTCATCCACGCGCAGGGTCAACGTTCCGGCACGCGTCCGGCCAAGCACCAGCCGGGTATCGTGGTCAATCAGCGCGCGAACGTCGCCGCTCAGCTGATCGTCAAACGCGTGCGGGTCGATCTGCTCGGTGAAGCCGTCGCCCATGTCGTACACGCCGCTGAACGTGGCAAAATAGCCCTCAATCCGCCGCTGTCCGTCCGTCTCCGTCGCGTTAAACGTCGCCGGAAGGCTGCGGGTCTGCCATTTGGTTTTCGTGCTGTTCTTCCCCCTCTTCATGACCGACCAGCTTCTTCTGGTCGCCCAGCCTGTCGGCCGGAATATAGTTTTCAAGACCGAGAATATCCTCCATCTCAGGCGAAGGCGGCAGGCCGACCCAGTCGCGCCACTCGTTGCGGGTCATCGCCATGCGATCCACCATCTCGCGGCCCGCGCTGATGCACTTATCCAGATCGTAGTTGGTCAGGCTGCGGCTGTTCAGGCGGAAATACCGCGACGGCGAAAGCAGCAGCGCGCGGGTGAGCGTCTGCTCGATAACGCGGGCCACACGCATCAGGCGGTTGGCGACAAACCAGTTGAACTCGTCGGCCTTGAACTCGCCCACGCCCACCAGAAACGGCGGCACGCCGAACATGGCGGCGATGCTGCGCTTATCCAGCTCAAGGCTCTTGTCGATGGCCAGATCCGAAAGCGTCAGCGGCTTGATCTGCTCGATCTTCATGCTCTCCGCCGGGATGATCCACGGCCGCCCGTTCTCGCTGTCGCTGATATACTTGTCGGCGATCTTCGCGCGTCCTTCCGGGCTTTGCATATCTTCCGTCAGGCCGTCCACCTTGACGATGATCGACGGCTTGGGCGATTCCATCAGCGCCTGCCGCGTGGCCTGCGTCTGCCGAATGGAGCGCACCACGTCGGAAAGCGCCACCTCATAGCCCACGCCGCGCCACGGATATTCAGGATCGGGATTCAGCGCAAAGTGAATCACTTCGTCCGGCGCGAGCGACGCGCCGTTAATGCTCACTCGGTAGCCCTGCCCTTCCGGCACAAAGGCCACACGCGAGGGCGGCACGGGATCAAGCCGCATCAGCAGCCCACCCGCAAAGACGGGCAAGGTCACCTGATTGCCCTCGGTCATCAGCGTGCGCACGACGGCCTCCATGAAACTCTGATGGGTCATCAGCGGGTTCGGCGTGATATCCACCATGCGGCTCAGTTCGTCCTTGACGCGCACGTCGCCGTGTTCTCCGTTTTCCATCAGGTGAATGGTCATGCTGGCGATCAGCTCGGCATAGACGTTCACGCACATCATCACCTCCGGGCACTGACTCAGCGGCCTGTATCCGTCGGCGATCAGCACCCGCCAAGAGTCATCCGGGCAGATGGCCACGGCCGCGCTGCGGCGCTGCACCTTCGGCGCGTCCCGGCTCCGGCGCGCCCGTTTGCTTTGTCTGCTCATGAATCAAACCATCCTTCCGTGTCGGTCTTGCCCATATCCTCCAGCATGCGAACGGTTGCAAACACATCCGCGTCGAAGATGTCAATGCGCCGGTTCGGCTGCACCTTTTCGTATTGCACCATCTCGTCCGTCTTCTCGATGGCCGCGACGTTCTGCACGCAGTAGGCGTAAGCCTCGCTGCCCAGATAATAGAGCGTGTGGTTGCGCGCCGCCGCCTCGATGTGGCGGAAGCCCTCGCTTTTCTTGTAGAAATACTGCGGCTGATCGATGATCTTGAAGCCGGCCTTTTTCATGCCGATAAAATATTCCCGGCAGAACTTCCGGTCGTGGCCGACCTCGCGGATACGAAAGCCGCGCTTCTTCATTGCGACGAACCAATCCACCACGAGCTGATGGTTGTTCGTCGGCGCGTTACACAAGTCGAGCCAGCCATCCTCCGCCCAGCCAAACAGCGGGATATCGTCTTCCTCGGCCTTTTCTGTCGCCGCCACAAGCGGAAACCACGCATGCGGCACGACGATATCAATGCCCTTGTATTGCCCGTGCAGCGCCGAGGCGGTCAGGTCGTGCAGCTTGGAAAGATCAGCGCCGCCGTACCACTTCACGCCTTTCAGCGCGGCCAAAGCCTTGAGCTTGCGTTCCAGCGGCCACGCGGGATCAATGCCCAGCGCCTCGCCCGCCAGACGGTCGCTCGTCTTAAACATCTCGATGTTGAAATACGCGCGCAGGCTGTTGGTGAAGATATTGATCCGCTTGTTGAGAAAGTTGCTCCGCGCCTGCGGGTCGTTCTGCGCCTGCAAGCTGGTCGCCAGAATTTCCTCCGGGCGAATGGTCACGCCGTAATTGGGGTTCGCCTTTTCGTGCTGGATGGGGTCGGTATAATCCACCGCGCCATCCTCGGCCTGATCCGCCCGCGCGATGAAGATAAAATAGCCCTCATCCCGAATCTGGCCGGAAACCACGCGCGCGCAGTAATCCAGCCGTTGGGCGCAGAAACCCGTCGCGTTGTCGCCTGCGGTCGAAATGCCGACGACGAGCTTGTTGGTGTAGGCGTTGGTCGCCTCCTTGAGCACGTCGTACTGCTTGCCGCTCTTGTAAGCGTGCAGCTCGTCGGCGATGATGATGTTCGCGTTGAAACTGTCCTGCCCGTCCGGGTTGCTGGCCAGCGCGTTGAGGGACAGCGAACCATCCGGAAAGTCGCGCTCGATGGCATGCTCCATGTTGTTATCCAGAATCCGCCAACCCGCCGCCCGCGCGGCCTTCTCCGAGCGATACAGCCCCTTTTCGACGTTGTAGCGCCAGCCGCCCCACCTCTCCAT